TAGCACGCCAGTCGGTAAAGCCAACATCGTAACGCTCTGTGGCTTTGTAGCGCATTGAGTCGGTCTCGAAATCACCTTCCATGGTCTTTTCAAGTTTACGTCTCATCAGCAACTTCATACCTTCAGGAGCATCAGTTTGTACCCAGAATGCAGTTGCACTAGTCAGACGGGACAATACAGCAGCTCCCTCATCCAACAGTCCAATTGACTTAACTGGGTTGATGTCGTTGTCAGCAGTACCCGAACGCAATACGCTCTTCAGCAATACTTCAGCTTGGAAGATGTTGCCCGGAGCCACAACCAATTGGCGTGGAACCAAACGAATCTTCTTGCCGTTGTTATCCACTGCCTGACGGATTTGGATAAGCATTTGCTCAAGAGATGTTTGCGACAAGTTAGCGGCAGTTGTCAGCAAGTTGCTGGCAGTACCGTTAACGATAGGGTGGTTAGTTGCGTTCAACTCAACGCCATCACCACCGGGGTATGCTGCATTGAAAGCACGATTAAGCACGTTAGCTGACAAAGTCTCTTTGGTCTCAATCAATGACTGAGCAAGATGCTTTGCATATACCTGACCGATACGGATATGGTCGCCATCTTCAACTAGCACTTTGGTCAACGCAAAGGCTAGGCCATAGACGTTGTATACATAGCGCTTGAGGAAGAGTACACCACCTTGCTGATAGGTAACAGGTGTTCCATCAGGCAATTGAGGTGCTGCGCCAAATCCGTACAGGACTGGCTCTTCGTGGTAGTTACGTGGAATACCTTCTTGTTCACGGAAAACGCGTGACCATTCATCGGTACGTTGGTCATAGACTCCATCGAAGCATTCGTTAAGGATTGGTTCAACGATGCTTCTAAAGTCCGTACTACGCATTGGTGCGGCCATGTTCTAGTCTCCTTTATTAAATAGCAACAGACGGAGCCACGAACTGGGTTTTAGCCACAGTAGCACGTACTATTACGAATGGGTCACCCCAAGCGTTATCCGCATAAGGAGCTAAATCAACGATTCTCATCTGTCCTTGAACACCAGTACCAACCATAGAGGCTGATAGAGTGGCTTGGGACAATCCTGTAGAAGTTGAACCAGCGTTTAGATTGCTCAGATTTGCTTCGTTTCCGAGAGTAGTCTGTGCAACGGTAGCGTCTGTTTGAATCTCATACACGATGTTAGGGTCGTTGTAAAAATATGCTACGCATGAACCTGTTTGGTATGCGGTGTTTGCAGGCCAAAAGTTCGATACGCGGCGACGTCCAGTAACGTCAGTCCACTCGACACCAGCAAAGGCGCCAGAGAAGGCTTCGGTACCAGCTACTATTTCAATATTTCCTGTAGCTTGAACATACGTGATGGCTTGACCCTTCAAGATGTTATCGGCATAGGCTGATGCAATTCCGCCAGCAAGCGCTTGCGCTCTATCCAAACCAGATGGATGAAATGCAGGACGCAGACCGAACGGAGCAGAGGTTGCAGACATAAATAACTCCTTTATATTTTAAAGCCTACCCCACAAATTGCGGAGATGGCATCGGTTTGTCTATTTCGCCCAATCCTTCGCCTTCAACCTGAGCGAGATTTCTCCCGTTCCTGTCGCGTGCCCCTGCTGCTGCCTCTGCTTGAAGTTTGATTTTATTCGCCTCCTCAAGAGGTGCCTCATGGTGGAAATGTGCCATAACATCCTGATATAAATCCATCGGAATCTTATATAACAACATTTCATTACACGCTACATAACCTACGTGTTCGCCAGCCTTTACGCGGTGATTGTCAAACTCTGGTAACTCATCTGCTTTCACAGGTACGTACCCTAGCCGAATCCGCTTGTCAATGCTGTCATAGCTGTTGGTTGTTGATAACCAGCAAAGATGCCACCCCTTTAAATTAGGGACATTGGGCAATGCACTTTGTGTCCATTCATCCTTCCACATCTTTCGACGCTCTTCGGCTGAAATAAACTTATCCTCTGGTGCCTCTCGAACTTTATCAAGACTCCCGCGATTTTCGCGTCCACCAGTTGACAATGATTTCTTTATACGAGTATCCATTTCTATCTCCTATTACTTTCTGATTGTTTATCTGCAAGTGCGTAACTGCGAATCATCTTCGCACGCTTCTCAGGGTCTTCCCAATAGCCTCCATCTTTCATAGCTCTCACTCTTTCGGGTGATAAGTGGAATGCATTTCTTCCACCACTATTACTCGGCGAAGATTCTCGTCCTGAACTTGTGACAACACTCTTCGGTCTAGTTCTTTGAGACGGTCTTTCGTCATTATCCACAGTATAACGGTGTGGAATGTACTTTTGCAAGCGATTATCAAGCTCTTCCCAATATTCAGCAGTTCTTGGGTCGTAGCCCTCATCCGCAAGTATTTGGTCTTCGTTTAACGCACGACGAGAATCAGGGTCTTTCCCATTAGGGTCATACCATGAGTTGTTCATCATCCATTCGCTCGCATGACGCTGTAGCATGGGGTCTGGAGCCTGAATAGTGTTCGGCCTTTGGGGCTGAACAGCTCTACTCTTCAGATTCTCAAGCGCCTCATGGCTTCTGCGTGCCTCAAACCACATTTCCTGTGCATTGGCGAGTAAATCACCGTTACCAGTCGATGTAGCCTCCGACATCTTGCCTTTAGCGTAATGAATTCTGCTCTCTTGGTCTTCAATTGCCTTATTAATGCGTGCAATCTCCGAACCGTGGGACTTCTTCTCTAAAGAGGACAGTCTTTCAAGCAACTCTTGGTTCTGTCGCGTCAAATGATTCAGTTTTACGTCTTTTTCTACCTCAACTTGCTTGTGGTAGTCCTTCTTGGCACGACGTTTGTTGCGTTTAGCAGCACGCATCTCGTCCATTTCAGGGTCTACAGAGCCAGTTTCAGCTATCTCTCTACGTTCAGCGGCTTCATCGGAGGCATCACTCTCTTCGCCAGCCTGAACATGAGGGGATGGAATGCTATCGGGTAGGTCTACAACGGCACCGCCGTCTACGCCCTCCTGAATAGTCATCATCTCCTTTGCTTCTTGCGATGCTTGGTCTTTACTCATATGAATGCCTTTGTCTGTAATGGATTGCCCGTAATCTTAGCGATTACTTCGTGGTCGTTCATAATCATAAACTCGATACTCTCGTCGTCTGCGACACGAACTTCCCATCTATCTCCAGTCCACTTAGGAACACGTAGATAGTCACCTACCTCACACCATGACCCTTCAGGCCACGGCTCCATTGTGTCGCGTTTCTTGAACGCCAACGGGCCTACTGAAATCACCTTGCCTACAGGGTTCTGCGCCCTCTCGGTGTCTCTAGTTTCTTGAGGTAAAATTATCCCAGATGCAGTCTTTGTTTTTGTCTTACGCAGTTGTACAAGTACGCGTGCGCCTAACGGCAAAGCTCCGGGGTCTACCTGCGGAAAAGAATCCGCTACCTCAGCCGAATCAACGGCTACCGTGCTATTACTCATTTTCATCTTCCTTTAAAAGATTTTCAATAATCTCTAAAGATTTGACTAACCCTTGGTGCTGTCCGACAAGGCGCTGATAGGTCTCGAAGTTAACAACATTACCTGCTGTCAACGACTCGGCTATCCGTGCCTGCTCAGCCTTCACGGCTGAAATGATGTCGGAAATGTACCTCACGCGTTAGACTTCTCAATAGAGGACTTTGTAAAGTTTCCATGGTCACTATTAGCTAGTGGCATAGTCGCTGAACCCTTCTCCTTAAACTCACTACCATCAATCCACGCACCCGTAGCAATACGTGTGTGTTGTTTGACGCCTTCACTTTGCAACTCTTTTACATCATTTGCCATGGTTATCTCCCTAGGTTACGTTGTGTTACTTGGTTCAGCTTTATTGCTGTTTCTTCTTGCTCACGTTGGAGTCTAAGTTCATCTACTGTCAACTCCGCTGTCTTGATACGCTCTTGAGTCAGGTTGTTCTCGGCGTTCATAGCCACCTGAATCTGTCTAGCGCTTTGCTTGTCTGCAAATCCTTGGTTCATCTTGGTTGTGTCTAGTCCCAACCTAGCTTGGTCGTTAGCGGCACGACGCTGTGTCTCAGCCATAGACGCTTGCAAGATAGCGGCAGACTCAGCATCCTGTGGTGGCTTAGGTGCGAACTGTTGCATTAGCTGACCTAGTTGCTGTAGCGCAGGTATGACACCTTGGAACACCTGAGCTGTATCTAGCTTGACGTGGTCAGACGCCAGAGCAATAGCCTTGTCTACCTCAGACGCGAGCTTGTTGCTCTCGTACTTGCCTAGCTTGATGTCAGAGCCTGTGGTTACGTAGCCCTTCATCTGGCTTGTGTACCACAGCATCATGTGTTGCTTAATATGCTCTAGTGCCTGTGGTATATACGTAGGCGCTATAAGTGGATTGCTACCCAAGGCAGGGTCTAGGGCAAACGTCAAATGCGTCTGTATATGTGCCAATTGGTCTTGCCGAGGGTATGCGTAGGCAGCTTTACCTAAAGCCATAGCAGCATTCTCGTCTGCGGCATCTAGCTCTGTAGGTTTGCTTGTATTGGGCATCAGCTCGTTGATGTCTGGCACCTTGAGCTGTTTTAGCATTCTTGATACCACCGCCCTAGGGTCAATCATTCCGGGGAACTGGCTACTTAACTGTAGTACGGACTGCAACTGGGCAATCCTTTGTGTCTCACTAAAGATATGTGGGTCAGATACTGGGATGATGTCGCTATTGCGTAGGAAGTCATCACGGCTAATCTCTAGGTCAGCAACGATGTCACCCTTGCGTTGGTCTTCCAAGTACCAACGGTTAATACGACCCAGAACTTGCAATACCCTACGCTGACTATCGTGTAGTCTGGAGTGGATAGCAGAGAACACAGCCGCACCTTGCTCTATAAGGGCTTGTGTGGTACCCACAGGCGTATTGGAGGTGACATCAGCTATCTTCTCCTCTGCTGTAGTAACTACGCCCTTGGCGGCACTATCTAGCCATCCTAGCAACTGGAACAGAACTGGGCTAGGTGGGTTGAATGGCATAGGCATGGCAATCTTGCGAATGTCATCAACTCCGGGTGCGCCTTCAATCTCGGTAATCTGAGTAATCTCGACCTGTTGGCTCTGACCAGAAATCTTGGCTCCCTTGAGCTTTAGCATCGTGAGGGAGTTGTTTACGTGTGCCGTGTCCAACAGAGCCCTCAGAGACCCCGTAAGGGCGGCAGAAAGACCTCCGATAAGATGAGGTAGCCCAATTGCGTATGCGCCCCTCCACGGTATGAATTTGAACTCTACAAGCCAATCTAGTTTAGTGAAGGTGTCGTCGCCCTCTTCCCAATTACGATAGATGCCGAGTATCTTGGACTCAAGCTCATCTATCATTAGGATGTAGGGGGCAGTCTCGCCCTTAGTCCTAGCGTCATCATCTAGGTCTAGCCATGTGTAGATGTGGAATACAGTACGTAACCCGTCTTGGTTATCGCTGTACTGCTTGCCTTCAATCTTCTCGTTAGCCTTCTCTGAGGCTGTAGCCTCTGGCTCGGCAGTAGCACGGACTAGGTTGATGTCCCTATACAGACCACGGTCAACACGTTGCTCGAACTCGAACTCAGTTATGTCTTGCCTCTCACTGACCCGTTGGGCGGTGTAGAAGTTAGCGCTAGCGAATGGCAGTAGGATGTTGTCGATAGCAACGAACTCAGCACAAGGTCTGCGCTTCTTCTCGTCGTACCACATCTTCATAAACTGGGAGCCACCTAGTGGTAGCTGAGTAAGCAGTTGCTCTTGCTCGTCCCTGAACTCAACTATCTGCTCGGTCAACTGCCAGTTGGTGTAGTCGCGCTTACGTTCAGCACGGTCTACCTTCTCGTCGGTAACCTCGCCAAGTATCTTGGTACGTACAGGGCCATCTGGTGGGAACAGCTCCTTGATGGCACGGGATGCGAAGTCTACGCAAGCCTCAGCCATTACTGGGTGGACTACCTTAGATGCGCCATAGAACATAGCACCACCGGGGGCGTCGTCTCCCATACCAGTACGTCTCAGTCCCTCTTCGTATTGTTTGTCGCGTTTCTCGCGTGCCTCCTTGTCCTTCTCTAAGAAGTCAAGGTAGCGCCCAGCTAATCTACCCATGTCCAGAATGTCGATAGTCTCGGCTAGGTTGGAGTAGAAGTCTTCGTCGTCTGATGGGCCTTTAAACTCAGGCATATGCACTACAGCAGAGCCGTCGTCTAGCTCCTCGACTTCACCTTGCTCGTCATCTGGCATATCCACAATGGCACCACCGTCATCCGTTTCGGTTACTGGTGGGATGTTGCGTCCATACTCTGGGTCTATTGGCATTTCCATTTATCTAGTACCTTCTTAATATAAGGGGTGCAACTCGTTTACGTTACGCTTAGATGCTACGCCACCTTCGGAGAACATCTCTGGTAGTAGTATGGCTGGTCTATGATGGTCTCTGCCGTCCCCTAGAGCATAAGATTCTGGTCTAACCATGTGGTCAGTCTTTGCCATCTCTTTGTGAAGGGCATCCAAGTATTCTGGTTGCGTTTTGCTTTTAAAATACAAAGCCATCGATGATGTTGGAGATATTCTAACCAATGATGACTGCTCACCATTCTCTGCCAGCGCTTGACTACGGTGCCTACCATTGTGGTTGACAATTCGTGGGTCGCGCCAGCTTTTTAGTTTTTCTTCACTACCGGGGATGATTGGCTCGCCAATATCATTCTTGTGTATATTCAAATAAGGAACGTCTGAGAACTTGCCTACCGACCTTAAATACTTAACGGTCGCATCTATCTCACTCTGAGGTGCGCCACTAGATGATAGTGGTGAGGAGTACTTCTCAAAGTCTGCTGGATTTATTACCGCTACTGCTGATTGCTTATCATCACCGAAGGCGCTTCTCAATGCCTTTAGGTCATACATATTCTCAAGGTTAGGCACTTCGTCTGCGGCACGTTCAACTCTCTGTGCGCCATGTGTTCCTTGCTTTTTAAGCATATATTCTTTGAGCTTGCTTAGTTCGCTAGGTTTAATAATCTTAGATATAGCTCCACCTACACCCATATGGATAGGGATTAACTCATCTACGTTACGTAGCTTCCTTGGGGACTGTCCAGACAGTATGTCGTCGTACTCTTGTTGCGTTAGGTGTGGTGGTTGGTTCAGATACTTCTTGCCTGTCCTAGTTGCACCACGTAGCAACGCAGGTGCCACAGGGAATGCGGCGAACTCACTAATAGGGCGCTCTGTACCTGTCGTTATGCCCTTCTCTTTGAGGTAGTCCTTGATGTACTCAGACGACCCGAACGTCGGTTTCTCGTGTTCGTCTTCTTTGACTAAGTCAGATAGCTTCTTAGATGACCTACCAGTAATAGCACGGGCAACCTTCTCGCCACCGTAGTCAGCAACGTCAGCAAGTATCTTGGCTATGTCCACAGGCATACCAGCCCAGTCAGACGCTACGTTAGCCGCTACATCTGGTATAGCTCTTGGGTTGCTGTAGGTCTTAGCCTCGTCCAGTACCTTACCCTTTACCCAGTCAAGTCCACCAGACACAGCCGATGGTAGGTGAGGTGAGAACGGTATCAGCTCAGACACGTCTCTCCTAGGTGGAGCCCCTCCGTCCTTCATGTTCCAAGGGTCACGGAATACTTCTTTAGGTGGTTTAGGCTCTTTACCGCTAGTCTTCTCGTACATCTCTACGAACTTGTCGATTAGGTCTTGGGTAGACTCGACCACTTGCTCAGCCTTGTTGTAATGGGCTTGTCCACCCTCTTGGAAGCGAGGCATACCATTCTGCTTGATGTAGTCAAGCATCTCTGGTGTGATGTTGAAGCCTTGGTGTGGTGCGCCTGTACCAACGTCAAACTCACCTACACGCTCTGCCACTCCCATATTCTTGAGTATGTCGTTAGCGGTGGATGGGACTATCTTGTCGTAGTAGCCCTTCATGCCTTCGCCACCTATTTCAAGGTCTTGACCAGTCAATGACCGCAAGCCATTGGTTGGCTCTTGAGATAATAGCCTGTTGGCGGCTTCCTTCCCAATGTAATCAGCTAAATTATCTTTGTTTATTCCAGTTTGTTCGACAACTACGTCTCCATTGTGGTCATACGCCTTTAGATTAGAACCACTCAAATGTATTTCATTAAGTTGCTTACTCAAGTCATAGCGCTTGGCTTGTGCTTCACCACCAGTCCAAGTGACAGCATTGTGTCCTTGCTCTGCGGCTTCCTTGATGGCGTTGCTCAGACCTAGTCTAGTCCAGTCCTCTGTGTCTGTGACGTAAGGGCCAGATGGTAGACCTCTGTTAATCTTTGGATGTAATTGAGACACTATGCCAGCCAACTCTTCTATCTCATCATTAGTGGCAACACGGTCACGCGCTTTAGCCCTTAATACATTGTGTCTATTTGCAAGCTCTTCAGAGATAATAGTAGGTGGCTTCTTGAACCCTTCGCTCCTACCACGTTGCGCCCAGTCTGACTGTAGCTCCTCTAGGTTGAGGGCTTTGCCTCCAGCATATGGCCTGTCATTCATGCGCAGATGTAGTATGCGGTTAACGTCGGCCTCGGTGATGCCGTAGGTATGCGCTCCGGGGACGATGTAGTCATCGGCAATTGGGTTACCAATAGAAAGCGTCATCTCCCTGTAGTTCTTACCACCGGGGAGTCTATAATCATCGTCATGGAACTTAGTCGTGGGTTCTTTTTCAAGCTCTTGCATCTCTTCACGTTCAGCAGTGGTCAACCTACTAGTCCAAGCCTTGTCATGCAATTCATCATACCTATCTTGCAGTTCAGGCGTGTAGTTTTCGCTAAACTTCTTAACCTTAATCTGTGGCGCATTAGCCTTCATATGCTCGATGATGGCACTCTTACTGACTTTACCTTGTTGGGGTAGCCAGTCGAGCGTACCAGAGGCTAGAGCCTCCTTCTTGGCGCTCTTAGGGGCATTAGCATTGAGCCACTTCATCCACTGCTCACCTGACATGGACTCCATCTTGTGGGAGTTGATAGTCTTAGCTAGTTGTGATGCCCATTTGACTACGTTCTCGCCTAGTCCAACTAGTCCACCGGGAGCCATGTGTACCAGTCCACCTTTAGCCATGCCTTCTACTGGTGGTTTGAGTTCGTTAGCTAAGTATTCGGCATCCTCGGCGGAGGTTAGGTACTTGCCATCTCTGTGAATCAGCCCAGTGTTGTGAAGGTCATTAACTCTAGACCACTTACCACTCTTCACGAAGTCTTGTAGATAGGGTTGTATATCTTCCATGTACTTAGGGTTATCGGCTATGCGCCCCATTGATGCTTCACTAGTCCAGTAGTTACCCGGTGGTTTGATTTGATTGATTCCATGCATTTCGTCTATATCTGGGCGTTTCTCGCGTAGCCATTTATGCATATCATGTATGCCACCATCATTCTGCATCTGGTCAAGGTATGTTTGGAACAAACCCGGCTCAACCCTATCTAAAGCATAGCCACTAAGCAAACTGTCTTTACCGCCAACTCTCTCGGTCTCTATCGTAGCGTGAGACTTGCCTTCCTTATCAACCAATGAATACATCTTGGCGTTGCCACTCTTGATTGCTTCCCATCCTCCGAGACCATAGTCTTCGCGACCAGCATTACCTGACCCCGTAACCCAGTCAGCGTGACCCTTTGGTGGTTCGTATCCTCGTGCAGAGTGACCCATAGCGTCTGACTCAGCGGCGAATGAGCCGGGCTTATTCAGTTGCAACCACCTAAACCCATTTGGGAACTCTTTAAGCACTGGCAACCCTTCACGAGCAAGGATGCTAGCTTCTCTCATACGCTTTGCCAACTCTTGGTCGTACTGATAGGTACGGCGTACCGCGTGTTCCATGTTCATTTTGTTCAGATTCTCAGGGAGTATCCTTCCAGTGGCAAGGTCTTCACGCAACACATCCATGATGTGGTCAAAGCCAAAGTCTCTGGGTAACCAGTTGTCATTAAATCCATACACCTTAGTGTCGGGGTCAGCCTTTGCCATCCAAGGCTCTGGAAAGCTATCTGATGAGTACTCCCTGCTGTCTGGAAAGCCCTTTGATGTGCGCTTCGTGTTGTATAATCTGTGTATCTCTCCTTGGCTTTGCACAGTCGATGGGTTTATCGCGGCATCCGTTAAGTCCTCCCAACCTCTAGCAAGGGCAGACCTTCCCACTCCAGAATAATCTTTATCGAAAGATACTGGCGAAGATGTGCCAGCTCTCATACGGTTGGCGTCAGCCGATTGCCTTATGACGCCTTGTGCATTAGGGTTTGTGTGTATGATATTTTGCTCTGCTAACTTACGCACAGGGTCTTCAGCCGTACCCATTTGGTTCTTGATGTACTTGGTTAGGTTGCCACCAATCCAATTTTCTATGGCACCCGCCTTGGTTGCGCTATCTATATCACGATTAAGCAGCAAGCGCCCCTCTTCACTCATCGTTGGATGGTCAAGCATCTTTTTGTACTTGGCTATGCGGTCAGCGGGTGACACTCCAGTCTGACGCAATGGGCTGAGATGTTCCTCTACGTCACCGCCTAACCAGTTACCGCCTGTGTCCTTGATGATGCTAGTCTTGTTACCCTCGGCAACATTAGTTCCTGTCAGTCCACGGTAGGCACGCTTGGCCTTACTAACTGTGGAGCCACCGAAACCCATGTGGATAGGCTTCTCTTGCCTTGCCTCAAACTCCTCCTTGGTAGCTCCAATTTCATCAGGGTTGATGTCGTACTCACGCATGAAGTGTTCTTTCCATGCGGTAGGATGACCTTCCGACTTGAGCATATCTCCATTAGGTAGGGATGAAGGCCAATGCAATGAGTTCTTGTCGTATGGGTCGCGTTGTGGTTCTGCACCGTATGCCCAAGCCTTACGGTAGTTGTAGTCTCCACCAACTCTTATGTCTGGTTGTTCTTGGTAGCGCCTGACGAACTCAGCATACCAAGGGCTGTTCTTGATGTCGCGTTGGAAGCCAACCTCAGCCAATGGGTGTAGCTCGTCTACGTTACGTCTAGTTGCGACTCCACCCTTAGCAAAGCTACTGGGGTTCTGGATGATGGCGCCTCCGTCGTTATCGTCTGGTACTGTGTTGTAGTCTGCTGTGACAGCTCCACCCATAGCCATACGTAAGCCACCGCCTTTAGCCATCTCAACGTCACCTTTGATTGCCCACTCAGGGATAAGGAACTCAGACCATTCTTCTGGGTTCTCCGTCCCATGACTACTTCTAACGCGGTAGGCTGGTTCATACGGCGTACGTTTGGCTTTGCCAGTCTCAGGGTCGATGACCTTCGGGCTAAATGGATTGTTGGGGTCTTCTTTAACAATATCATTGCCCATTCTGTGTCTTTGCAAAATCTCGTAAGGCGCTTTGTTCTTTTTTGCGCTGTCCTCAGTGAACACGCGCTGTCCTTTATCGTACTTGTAATCGAAAGACTCCATCTGCTTCTGCGCTTCTATTACACGAGCGCGAACGGAGTCCACCAGTGAGGTGTGGAAGTCTTGAAGGTTTGTCAATGGAGGGTACATCTTGTCCGCCATGACTGGAGGATTAACACCAGCAGACTCAGCCGCCTTACCTATAGCGTCCGATGCGGCTCTCTCTGTGGATGTCAGACGTCTACCAGCACCTATGAGTCCTTTGACAATCTTGCCACCTGCGCCCATGTGGACTAGACCGCCTTCTGCTTTGCTGATGTCATTCTCGTTGATGTCGTATGTACCACGGTTGCCGATGGTGGACTTGATTTGATTTGGGTGCAAGGCAATCCAAGCGTCTTGGTCTTTAAACTCATTGCCACCGGGGTTTAATTTGTCATGCCTGATAACAATACCGTCCTGACCTCTATCGGATAGCCATTGACGATACGCATCCACTTCGGGCTTGCCTATCATGCGTCCATCATCCACGCCGTTTGCCAAAAGCCGCGCCCGTCTTAGCATTAAATTAAAGGTTGTTTTTTGTGGGTTTTTAATAGATACATGGACGGGATAAATAGCACTGTCCTCGTTCCCCCCGGCGTACATCTCCGCACCACCTTTACCGGGGTTGGTGCTGAACCAATTGCCTATAGTGTCAATGGAAGGCTTGCGGAACTTGGTGGTGAACAGCCTATCGAACTCGTGGATATCTTGCATAGTGCCGTGATACAACTTAGGCGCAACACTATCCTCCATGAACTTAGCCAGATTAGCTTCACGCATAGCCTTGGTGATAACTCCACCCACACCCATCTTCACAGGGGCGCTAGTCTTAACTGTTATCTCTCCATGCATAGGCTTAGGGTTATGCTCAGCTATGACCTCAGCGAATGCGGCGGCTAGGTCTTCCTCGAATGAGTGTCCGTGCTTCCTGACTTCCCCACCCTTCTTGAATCCCTCACGCAACAGGTGGCGGATGTATTCGTCGTTGAGGTCTTGGCTTGGCAGTCCTTCACCCTTCACACCAAGTGCAAGGTCGTAGTACCCCGGTCCCGCTTGCTTCTCCGTCTTGAATGGAGGGTAGCGCTCAGGGTTGTCCTTCTTGAACTTCTTGTGCCACTCAGGCAGGTACACCTCAGTCGGCGTTGGAATCATGTTGACTTCTAAGTCCTTGCCCGTGAGCATGGTAGGAAAGCCCGGATGTAGGTCTGGACGATACACCGACTCCTTCTCCAGCTTGAACAGTCGAGGGCCTGCCGCAAACGTCGGTACGTCACCACCATGTTCAGTGTGTAGTAGGGATGGTTCAGTCTCACGCTTGATTGTGTCAGTGGGACGGAAGATAACACCCTTACCGCTCTTCTCTCCACCCAATGCGACACCACCCTTCTTGGGTGTAATGCCTTGTCCCATCATCACGTCAGCTAACGCCGCACGCTTCTCGAAGGTGTTTGCCTCACGCCATATCTTAGGGTCGCGGATGCTTGCACCTTCGCCAAAGTTCAGTGCGAGGTTGTGGTTAATCTTAGCTTCCAACTCTGGTGACAGGTTCCCCTGCTTCATTGAGTCAATGAACTGACGCTTCAGCTTGTCGAACACTATAGGGTTGGTCTTGAGTTGGTTAGCGGAACCGAGCATAGTCGTCCATGCAGTCTCATCGTCGGTCAGGTTCTTGAGCCTTGCCGCAGTTCCCTCATCCATCACACCCCACACCTTACCTGCATAGGCTGGGTCAGCTTCACTGATTGCGGAGAACGGAGCGCCACCGATGTTACCGCCACCCACACGAGTGCGGTCAGCTTGCGTAGTCGTGGTGCGCTTCATACCCTTTTCCATCTGCTGACCAAGAGCCTCAGACGCCTTGACTTGTGGCTGGGTCTTAATGAGTGCCGCCGCTTTACGACCAGCCTCAGCACGTTGAGCGGCGGTGACTGCCTCCTCGCCATCAGCAAGCAAGTGTTCGCTCACCTTGCCGAGTCCACCTATAATCTTAGTTACATTTGCCATGGTCTAAGCCGCATAAGGGTTAATCCTCTTAGGTCGCATTTCCGCATAATCATCCTCATCATAGCGAGGTTCTGGGTTTATGTCTAGAAATCCTAAGTCTTTCAATAGTCGGATAGCTTGAGTAGCAGAATCGACGTAATCATCGTGTGTCGAGTCAGGGAAGGAACATATCTGGGATAGGAACCCTTCACACCAGTCACGGACGAATCCCTTGCGTACAGATGACTCAGGTAGCCATACACGGCCTGTAGCGAAGATAGACGCGGTTATCTGTAGCCTCTGCATCTTGTCAGCTTTGCCGGGGTTGTATCCACGCACAGGTAGATGAGCGGCACGTAGCTCTTGGATGAGAGAGATACCAGCCGCCTTGTCCTCGACCAGTATCAGGTCAGGTCGCTTAGCGTCTAAGCCTTCACCATATGATACCTTCCACTCGTCTAGCACCTTTGGCTTGAGGTTAGGGAAGGTTAGATGCTCAGCCCAACAGTCGATGAGTAGACAGGACATCGGGCCATCCACTGGCTTGAACACGCCCCATGTGGTCATAGCAGTAGGGTCGTTATAGGTCTTGTCACTGAAGGCGCAGTCGTATGACTGGACTATGTACTCGAACTTAGGGAACGGCTTGCTAGATGGGTAGAGCTTGAACATATCACGGGAGACGACCTTGCCGTCTTCGAGGTCAACGAGTAATCCCATGACCTCCTGTTCGTATAGCTTAGACCCCTTGTACTGCTCCAGTTGCTTCTTGAATGTCGGTGCTAGGTTCTTTTCGTTATCGTAGGTACTAGCTCGGTCAATGACTACATCCATGCCCTCACGACCAATTAGGTCAACGATTAGGTCTTTAGGCTTAGGCGTCGTCGTGACTATGACACGAGGTGACTGACCTAGACGCAGACCGAACATCATCATGTCCCATGCGTCTTGAGGGTACTGGAATGCTGCTAACTCATCACACCATGCATAGTGGAATTGCGGGCCACGCAGTCGTTCATAGCTGTCGGCACTGATGCCACGTATGGACGAGCCATTGACTAGGGTAATGAGGTGGTCTTGCTTGTTGTAGTCCTTAATCAGCGTAGGCGGTATGACAGATAGCAGACCCGACTGACCCTCGAAGCACGTGAATTTAACGTCACCAGACGTCGGAGCCAGTACCAGACAGCGCGAATAAGGTGAGAGCCACGCCCACCACCATAATGCTTCAGCAGCACAACGCGTCTTCCCCGCACCCCGACCAGCCAGTAGCATCCATACCGTCCACTCCATCTCCAACGGGGGCGGTACTTGGTGTTTGTGTGCCCCCGATAGCCAATCCATATGGGACACAATCGCGAGCTTGTCCGTGTCACTCCGAGATTCATACTCATGGATAGCTCTCTGGTCAAATATACTAGATGTAGTGTTGGTGGCTAATTGCATCACTTGGTCAAACACCACGATTTCTGAGACCAAAGTGCATTTAAACGCTTTAAACGCATATTTAGGTTTGCGACGACAATTGCTCAGCTACTAGATGCAGTAGGTAAGGCATTAATCAGCCCGTTTCTTCATCTCAAGGTTCTTAATTACCTCAGCTAGGTAGCTAGTCGATAGGTCAATAGTACCTATAGGTGCGCCTCCATCGACGCCTTCCATTGCTATACGCTCACCGTACTTACGTGGCTTTAGCTTAGCGGCAGTCCACTTCCTAGACTCAATGCGTTGTTTTTGATAGGCAACATAGGCTGAGTCTATCTTGATATCTACGACGTTGCCGTCCTTGTCTTTGTACTCGGTAAACTTAGGGTCTTCGTCAGCTATGGCTATGATTTCATCGGCATTTGTGTCGGCTTGCTCTTCACGGGCACGCGTGTACATCTCGCAGAACAGTGGGAACCTAATCAACCAACGATAAATAGTCGACACATCTGGTAGATGACTACTCTTGCATATACGTACTAAAGGCTCGCCTTCAGTTAGTCTTAGACAGACTTCATCTGCAATGGATTCTTTGTACTCTACGGGTCTACCATCCCTTATTGCGTCAAGCTGATTGCCGTTAGAGTCATATGCACAATTATTACGGGCTTTAACGGGCTTAGGGGCGACGATAGGGGCATCGGGTAGGTTACCCGTGCTTAGAGATGGTTTAGATGCGCTACTGCGCTTCCTAGTGGTTTCTGGCATTATCCGTATTCCCTTTGATTAAATGTATCTTAGCTTAATCCATTCTTTGGCGAGACGCAATGCATACGCATAGTGCGCCAGAACCGATTCATTTTATCAGGTCGGGCATGAACAGCAATACAATCACAATTGCTATCACGATTATACCGATTAAAACCTTATTAGTCAACGACTCATCACTCATATATTCTCCAAAATAAGAATGGGGTGTGCTCCCCAACGTATGCACCCTTTACATTAAAAGCCAGATATTCTTGGGCATTCTCCTCGTCCATGTATGCCTCCAAGGTCTCCAATATCTTTAGCTCGTCGTAGCAAAGCGCTACTGTGCCATGTCTCTCCACAATACCCATCAAGCAATTCTCAAACCCGTCTAAATACAGTAGGTCTGGGTGAAGCGCCTTCACATCATCTAATGTCACCTTAGCTCTCCTTCGGTGGGTGTGCGTAAAGTGGAATCCACCCCAAGTCCCTTGGGTGGTCTTCTGTCATCGTCTCTTCAAATCCAATTTCTAAACATATGCTCTCGCCCCACTCAGGCTCAAGCCATGCCATGGGCTTTTGCCAACCGTCCCAATCTTTATCAATCATCTCGCCTCCATCATGTTATCGCGTCTCGCATCTTCTCTATCCTCTGCTGCATCGCGTCTCCTATCTTCAATGGCTAGGTGGCACGCGTCCCAGAGCTTGCCCTCCAAGATGTCCTTGTCTAGCGTCGATAGTAGGGAGAGTATATTGTTGGCACGCATATCCGTGGTGATATAAACCTTGGTCAATTCAAAATCAAAGTGGCGTGAGTTATCGCCTGAGTATTCTCCCTCGACTGTGACCTCTAGGTTGTCTGCTACGATTGCATCAAACTCTACTGTACTCATGTGATTCTCCTCTGTGGTTAAAGGGGCGCAAGCCCCTGTGGTTTATGCCGCTATTCGAACCTCGTTATAATATACGCTCATTGGTCTGGTATATCTTTCTGGGTGTACGCCCATATCCAAGCCCAAGTGGTATATAGCAAGGTCGCGCGTTGGCTCGTTGGATGAATCCCCAAGCTGACCGATGTCATCAGCATAGTAAGCAACCCACATTTTTCTAGGTCTGTCGTAATATGATTTAATCATTTTGATTCTCCTCAATAGGGGCTTGCGCCCCATGTTGTTTAGTTAAGTGTTTTGAATTCAGTATGCTTGTGCAAAATTGATGTCATTGTGTAAACGCTGTCAGTAACTTCATGCAATTTAACAGCTAGAGTTAGTGGCATTAATTCGTTGTTAAGGTAAGCCCCTTGAGTACCATTGGCAAATGTTACTAATTGCCATGCAATAACAGGCGCACCAAATTTTAAGTAAGATTTTTTGTTTTGAGTTTTTAAAATTTGAAGTGTCATTTTGATTCTCCTCGTCTTCGCTAGCCTGACCAGTGTGTCAGTGAATGTATATTAATACGGAGTTAAACTAACTGTCAAGCACTTTATGCAAAAAAGTTAAATATATTTGTCTCTCCTGTCTCAGGCCAGTAATTACCGACAATGGCTTGCTGTGTAGGATGTTCTTAATCTTGAGTATGTATGTGTCATGCTTTGGGGTCATAGCGGTCTCCTATGGGGGCTTACGCCCCCCGTTATTTAAACTGCCTCCATCTTTCTCCATGCTTGGCAACCAGTCCATCCCTTGAAGGTTTTGTCGCCTTTCTGCGCCTTGTGGTACACACGAGCGCCTTCGACTGATGTACAGGTGTAAATCGTGCCGTTGTCAGACTTCTGGTCACCGACGCTGATGTACTCTGGGGCTTCCTTCTTGGCAACTTCAATTAATGTAGTGCCGTGTAGTTTAGTGGCAAGCGCTTCCATGCTGTCGGCGAACTGTTCACCAGAACGGGCGCGACTGCGGAGGCTCCACTCCAGTGAGTTACAAGCTGTCATTTGTTGGCGTTCGCTTCCTTCGGCGAAGGGAATCTCAAATCCTATGCGAAGTTTGATTGTCTTTGGAGTAATCACTCCTGCCTTGACTCCTTCAGCATCAGCAATCAGCTTTGGTATGTCATCGCGGACTTGAGCAACAATAATGTCTGTGTGTGCGCGGCTCACTTGTAGCGGAACGTGGTTGCGACCAGAGCAAACACCTTGGAACCAACCATTATCAACTGTGTAGCCATGCTTGGACATCATGCCGCCCACTACTGCCTGCTGACGACCACAGCATTGACAGTTGCCGCGTATTTGATTTCCTGCATTGATGTAATCTGCTTGTGCGTGTTTCATATCCGATTCGCTTTCGTTTTGGTTAAGCCCCCGGAGGGGCTAATAATTACTTAATAAATTTCAAATCAGATGTAGCGCCTTTCCATGAGCCACCAACATCGTCATATTCATTAACAGGCAAAAGAACTGTGTAAGACCTACGGCCTTTGCCTCTATAAACCTGAACTTCTGTGCCAGCAGGGTAAAAGGCGGCTACTGGGCTATGTGACATACCGCGCCAGTAAGATTTTTTTAAAATCGCTTTTTTGATTGTTTGCATTTATGACTCTCCGTAAATTGCCCCCGGAGGGGCTTTG